AGCCGCCCGTGCTTTTACATTCTTAGCTGACTTGCCTACTTTCCCGCCACCGCCAAAACTTCCACCGCCTCCTCCAGAAGAAGCAAAGCGGCCTATTTTATCCCTGACATATCGGCGGCCCATGACCAAAAAACAAACATTACAAAGAGTTTAACCGTTACGGTTAACCTTTGCTATTGCCAGTAACGATTAATAATTGAGATAAGATCTTCTTTACCTTCAGATCGAACCATAAGAATCTCTACAGTCGAAGCAATATCATCTTTTTCTCTGCCCTTTGCCTTGTTATAAAAAGCCTTTACCTCTTTAGGGGCATCTTTATTAGCAGGGAAAGTAACCGCAGCCTCTACCGCTTGTTCCATTAATGTCATAACGCTTTCAATGCTTGTGCCATAGCAGTGTCAACCCATTTGTATGCTTCAGGGGATGCTTTCTTCAGACTATCAGGAGCCAGAACATATTGCACAAAAGTCTCTGCAAATCTTTCTATATTATCAGAGCCGCCGTAAACACTTGGCTTCCATACTCTTTCTGCTCCTTTAAAGAACTTCTCATAAGATAATTCCTTCGCTACAAAATGCACTTGATGACCCATTTCGTGAATATAAGTTGTTAGCCATGTAATCTCTGGTCTTGTAAATCTTACATTGCCTCCTGCTGAGTTGTTTAGGCCAAGAGTACCTCTTTCAGTGATGACTTCCTTAACGCTTACCCTTATCCCTTCTAATTGTCTTTTTGTTATTCCAATAGTTTTGCTATCTCTACGAATAACAATATGGTTAGCACCTTCTCTAAACGTAAAGCCTTTAACGCCTTTGCTTTGTTTATACATCGTAAAATACGATTTCGCTTTATAGTTCGGAAGCCCTGTCCTAAGTCTGTCCGCATATATTTCCTTATATTCCCTTCCAAAAACTGTTTTATCAGCCTTTTTCGTTGCTTCCTTCAAAGAGGGATTGTCAAGAATAAATGCCATTCCCTTTTCGCTCTTAACTCCACTAACAGCAGCTTCCCGACCTGTAGACCAAACAGCCGCAACACCTTTCTTTTCTGTGAATTGACGTAATTTCCGAGCGTTCTCACCCGCAACGCCTTCCATCTTGTCCATTAAATCAAATGTTTGCTGGACATCTTGCGGTTTTATTTTCGAAGCAGAAGCTATTACTTGTAATTGTTCAACAGACGGCAACACCTCTTTGGTAACAACTTTCACCGCCTTCTTCTTGATGCTTGTCAGTTTTGGATAACGCTTTTGCAATTGCGCCAAGCTGATCTCTGTGCCATCCGTTCTTACAAACTTTTTAATTGCTTCATCAGGTCCATACTTTTTAGCTAAACGATTAAAATATTTAGCCTTACCTTCTCCTAATGCTTCGATCTGTCTTGGTCCAGGTGTGAATTGAGATAACCTCCCTGACTTAGTTTTAGCCCTTTGTCCATGCAACCATTTCCCATAGGTAGTGTCAGAAGGAACCATTCCTCCTGCTGCGGCTCTTTTTCCTTCTGCTGGATCATCAAATTTTAACTGTGGATACTTCTTCCTTAATCCATCCCAATCAATAACAGCAACAGTTGTTGACCTGCAATTAAAATGCTGTGGTGGTTCTGGCCCTTTGTCATATTCAAACTCTTGTCCATCAAGTGATGCACATAAAGCCGAGGTTCTACTGTCTAAAGTCGCAACATAACGGTACTTCTCTGTTACATCTTCATTTGCTTTATAGACCCGCTTGCTTGCTTCATTAGAAACTTGATTGACACTTGTTCTAACGATTGTTCTGATCTGATGCCTAGCCATTTTAAAGCCAGCGTCACCAGATAACGCCGCTTGTAATGGTGTTCCAGCTCTTTGACCAAACTCCAAATTACCCATTAACTGACGAACAATATCTTCTGTAGGTTCACCAGATAAAAGACCTGTTCTAACCGTTTGCTTAAAGTTACTTAGCTCCCTAGATGCAATTCCTCTAAATGCTTTTTCAACAGTGTCACCGTTAGGCAGTGTTAATTGTGCTCCTTGCGCTGCTGTTAAATCAAACGGGCCTGTTGCTCTTAACGTGACAACACTAGGATCTTTTGTGACTACCGCCTTTGCAAAATCTGGGCTTACTGCAACAGTTTGAACGCTATAACCTGCTGGATTTAATTCGCTTCTTAATACTCCGCTAGGCAATGCCTTTTCTATTTGACTTTCTACAAAACCAGCTTGAACATCTGCAATTCCTTCTAACTCCTTAATCATCACCGCAACACTTTCTTTTCTCCAAGTGCTTAGTGATTCTTTTGTCTGTTTCAATAACGCTCTTAATCTTGCGGCTTTATATGACGGCTTCTCTGAATCATCAATATTTGCTAACTGCTCAATTGCACGAACAAGAACTTTTTTATTAGCTTTTACAAGTCTATTTTGAACCCCATTACTAAAGCGATTTAAGTCAATAGCGTTCCGATACAGAATCGCTGGTGTGCCTTCTTTCTTTATTTGCGGGGCCATTTATCACTCTTCAACTTGTACTGTTTCTTCTTTCTCTTCCTTCTTCTCAGGTGGTTCCATTTCAATTAATCCTGCTACTTGTGTTGCTTCAACTTCTTCTTCAACATCAAACTCATCAGGTAACACATTGCCCTCGGCCAACATCTTTAGCAAGCTTTCTTGGCTGATTGTATTTGCTGTATAAAGTTGAAGAACGCTATTAATTTCTTGAGGATCTAAACGAGATGCTAAGAAGTCGCGATTAACATAAGAGCTGCCCGCTTCAACACCTAAATAATCAGCATGAAAACGCAAACTATTATCAATTAAATCTTGAACTTGCTGCGCGATATAAAGCATCGTGGCATCTGATTGACTTCTATCAATGGCCTTAGAAGTCGCCGTCTCGGCACTGAGTTTTTGGCCTAGTATTGCCGCTAGGCCCAATTCGTTAATCTGAGATGCTATCTCTTTAAGGCGTTCTTGTTGTGCTGAAAAACTACTACCGCCTGGTTCTATATATTCAATCCTTGCTTCGGCTGGCATCGCAAAAGCTTCTCCTGGGCCAGCACTAATTTCACTATCACTTGGCGGCATCCCGAATATCGAGAGCATTGGGACCGCGCTTATGTGCAAAATGTTATCGTAATCGCTCTGTATTTGATAATGCTTCAAATTTAATTCAGCTATATCGCTCATCGGTGGTCTTGATTCCATATAGCCGACCTTGTTTGCATACGCAACAGAGAAAGGAATGTAATCAAGTGATGTTGTTCCCTCTTCATGAATAACCCAATCGCTTTTCTCTTTATTCTTACGATGAATTTCAAAATTACCTGGCGTTAATACCCTGATCTGTTGAACCTCTTTCACTCCATACAAACCATCTTCAACTAACACTTGTTCAGCTAATCGAAGCTGTGTTAATTCATCTTTTCCATCTTTCTTTTCTGTCCTCCAACCAATAATGTCCCTTGGTGTGTAAATACTCCAATATGGACGGCCTTCGCCTGTCTCTAAAGATGGACTATCAACAAGACAGCCAACATGCCCGTACCTGAGAAGCTTGCGCGTTAGTTCGTAACAGAAAATGCTGATGTCATTCCCGCCCAAATCCACATCGAATAAGGCTTCCCTTATAACATCAGCAGTGTCATTTAACTGGACAGGTTTACGAGTTAACATACCCGCCAACATCCTTTCAATTCTGATGAAGTAAGGAGATAAAACACTTCTTGCTAACCGAGCGTCATAACTTAAATCTGATTCGCGTTCTTCTTGTGGAAGATATGTTCGATGTTTACTTCTTATCTCATACGTTCCTTGAACAATCGTTTCAGGCAAAATCCAATGCGGCTCTTGATTCAACCATTGCTGATTAGGATCAGATACCTTATTAACTTTTGCTTCCGCAATACCTCTATAAGTTCTATATCCACTGTATGCACTGAAAGCCACGGCGTTAAATCCTCTTTAATAGATTCTAATTCCTGTTCTGCTACCCGCACGGGCATACAGAATAGAGAACTCTCGATATACACAGTATCCTAATGCGTCATTCATGTGATCGAAACCATTAAGCTTATCTGGTTGTTGTGTTTTTTCATCCCACGATTGCAGCTCAAGGCACTCAATCACCCTTCTGCAACAGGAGCTAACCTCCAACCTTGATTCTCCCTTGGAGTTACATAAAAGATTTTGTAAAGTCTGGACTCGATCTTTGATTGCGGGGTTTGCTCGCGGCGACATGTTTTCAAAGCCGTAAGATTGGAGTATGGATATATCTGTCCTAGAGGCGTTTGCGTTGGTTGAGCGTTGCGAGCCTGAAGCATCTGGAAATACCTGAATTTTACGATCTGGATAACGCCTAACGATTTCCTGAGCTAGTGCGTCAGTGTCGTGAGCTTTCGCTATTTCATCTATTATGACGAGCTTATTTCCGTCCCGCACACATACAACAGCGTTTGTATTATCTACGTTAAAATCTATGCCTATTTTGAGAATCGAATCACTGTAATCTGGGAAATTATCTTTAACGTGAATATCCCTAGAAAACCGATCATAAACTTGACCCGTTGTTAAATTGACAAACTGCCCTTCTAAATAAGCCTTGATTAATTGCTCTGAATAATTTTGCTGCAAAGAAGGAATAAAAGTATCAGGCAAATAAGGATTATCCATTGTTTTTGCTCTGATTAATGCGGTGTCTTCTGTTGCTTCTTTATCAAATGTATGAAACGCCCAACCATAACCCTCTGGAGTTGTGGCAGCACAGAATTGTTGGTTATTACCTGATCTCAATCTTGCCAGTGCCATATTCATGGCATTGGTAGCTTCTCCCATGGGGATAGTATCTGCCTCATCAAAAAGTGCTGCACAGAGATTTTGTCCTCTCAAGCGTTGATAAGTAAGAATTGTTCTTAGCAAAACAGTATGATTTCCTTCTTTAAAATGAAGCTGACATTCAGGCATTGGTGAGGCTCTATAAGTAAACGGGATTTCCCATTGATCCAATAAGTCAATTAAAGATCTATAAAGAACGTCCCTTAGCATTACATTTGTCGGCTCGAAGATAGCCGAAACAAATCCAACATTATCTGCCGCAATCATTCCTAATTTTGCGATTAAAGCATGTGTTTTTCCTGCACCAAAGCCGCAAACAAGACCCAGTTTTCTTGATTCAGTATTCAGGCAGAACTTCTCCTGGTGCGGCAAGAGTCCTTCAAGTATTCGAGCCTTTACTTCTTCCGCAGTAGGCAAGCTATTAATAGAAGATTGATAAGCAAAAGCAGTAAGCGGTTCGTTGTCACATATTCCAGCAATTAATGAAGTCAACTTAATTCAAACCTCAATAACCGAGCTTGCAATTCCACAGCGCGTAAGGCAGCTTGATGATTACCACGTTTTGCAGATTGCGCTTCGTAATTTTGCAGACGAGATAAAGCAGACAAAAGCCACTGTGGACGCTCCAGTTCTGCATCTAATTGTTGAAGTTTACGAGCGCGAGCAATATAGTTTTCTGCCATGCGTAATTTGATATTATAATTTTCCGCACAGTACTGAACGACTTGAGTTTTACTGTGACCATTAATCAATAAGTTGTAGACAGAATTAACCCTGCAATCAATTTCTCTGTCTGTTGCTTTTTTAGCCATAAGCAAAATATAGCTTATTCATTGGATAAAGGTTTGAGATCGGCTTCTTCTGCTGTGCTGAGTATATCTGCAATCCGTACTAAATATTGAGTCAAACCAGAGACAACATCAGGGTCTACTCGTTCACCATCATCAAGGGCATTATCCAAGATTGCATCCGCAACATGTTCAGATTGAGCAAGGAGAAGAATAAGACGATCAATAACGGGTTGATTCTTTTTTGAGACGTGCATGAGACAGAAATGAGATTAGATAGTGTTCCCACGTTCCCACGTGTTCCTACCTTTCTTACAAACTTACCTGAGCTATATATATACCCTATATTTACCTATCTCTATATTTATATATAAAACATAGGGAACAAAGGGAACATATAGTAAGAAGGTAGTTACTGAGTAGTTTTCGAGCGTTCCCAGTGGTGGGAACAAGGTGGGAACAAGTGGGAACTTTAGGAGTTTGGAGGGTTCCAAACCCATTTAGGTGTTCCCTCCAC